GACAATCCAAACTTGGCGGTGGTTGCGGGCACAGTCAAGCGAATCAAGGAGCAGCGCTGGCTTGAAAATCATCCAGAGGGGGAGGGACATGATGGTGAATACACTAGCCGTCTTAGGCGGGAAGCCCGCCTTTCGGCAACCGCTACACGTGGGCAGGCCGAATGTGGGCAATCAGAATGATTTTGTAGACCGAGCACGACGAGCGATGGACACTCGGCGGCTCACCAATGACGGCCCCTTTGTCAAAGGACTCGAAGCACGCATCTGCAAGATGCTGCAAGCCAAGCATTGCATTGCTGTGGCGAACGCCACCCTGGGGCTACAGCTTGTGGCGGGGGCATTGGGGTTAGCGGGCGAGGTTATTGTGCCGTCGTTTTCTTTCATCGCGACAGCCCACGCGTTGCTCTGGGATGGCATAACGCCTGTGTTCGCAGACATTGACCCTAGAACGCATTGCCTGGATCCCAAGTCTGTGCAGGATAAGATCACCGATAGGACTTCGGGTATTTGTGGAGTTCACGTATGGGGCAATCCTTGTGCTGTGGAGGAGTTGCAGATAATCGCTGATGCGTATGGCTTGAAACTGTACTTCGATGCTGCCCACGCTTTCTGCTGTGCGGGACCTGGCAAGATGCTAGGCAACTACGGGGAAGCAGAGGTATTCAGTTTCCACGCCACGAAGTTCTTCAACACCTTCGAGGGCGGGGCTATCACGACCAACGACGATGACTTGGCACAACACCTACGCATGATGCGCAACTTCGGCTTTCCGGGTGGCGGCGCACCGCCTCGGTGTCTAGGTATTAACGCCAAGATGAACGAAATCTCGGCAGCGATGGGGCTGACGAACTTGGACTTCTTGAAAGAGTTCATGAACATCAACTACGTGAACCACAAACTGTACTGCCAGCTTCTCGAAGATATTCCTGGCATCATGATGATCGACTACCGTGAGAATTATGCCCACAACTACCAGTATGTCGTTATGGAGTTTGTGAACGAGTTCTTGGACGCAGACGACTTGCAGGCAATCCTACAGGCAGAGAACATCTTGGCACGAAGGTACTTCAGCCCACCGTGCCACGAAACGCCGCCCTACAGCATTACCTACCACCTACCTATAACAGACATGGTAGCAAGGCGCACCCTGGCGCTGCCTACGGGCACAGCGGTACATGAAGATGACATCATCAAGATATGCGACATCATCCGCTACGTAGTAGAGAATGCGGAGAAAATAGATGCGCAACTTCCAAGGCTTATAGATTGAACTACTGCTAGCGGTAAGGGAGTCCTAGTGGACGACGAAAACAATGGCTGGGTAGAAGTACGCGACCCCTATACAGGCAAGTTACTGTGCCGCTTCGATAAGAAGAAGTTCCTATTGGAAGTAAGGCGTGGCAAAGTCACGACTACCGTAGCCCTGCGCTACTATGAGGACAAACAAAATGACAAAGAAGATTCAGACAAGTGACCTGCTAGGCAGGCGCATCATAGCCATCTCTTGGATTACGGACAGCGTGTTCGTGATCCGCGTGGAAGGAGACCTGAAGCTGGCTTGCTACACGGAGCGGGGGTTGCTCAGAATACATGCCAGTGAAGGGGAGGCTATGGAGAAGGTTCTTGAGTTTGCAGATGGCGCTTGAGGCCAATTTGACTTTTTCTATGAGTTGTGTTATAGTAACAACTTGAACAACACTTAGTTAACCTAATACGAGCGCCTAGAGCGCCGAAAATCCGCGCAACTGCACCGAACGCCATGAGCGTCAAGGAGTTGAACTTCTTGACGCTTTTCTTTTTGCCCTTGGAGGCCCAATTGACCTACGAACAACCTTTCAAGCAGAAGCCCAAGAGCCTACGTAGTCGGATTGCTCGGAGAATAGCGGGTTCTTCTTGGCCCAAGCCACCTGCGCCAGACGAAACCACCGTAGCAGGGCTTAGCGCACAAATGCTAGAGGGGCTAATGCAGCCCTTCTTCCGACTATCTACCGAGCGATTAGACATCTACAGTGACGTTGTAGACATGGACGGCACGGTAGACGAAGTAGCCACCGCGCTCGACATGCTGGCTGACAACTCAGTGGGCACAGGGGAAGGTACTGCTGAAACGTTCTCCATAGCCTACATCGGGGAAACAAGTGCGGCCATCCAAAAGATCATTGAAGGGCTCATTGCCAGAACCCGCTGGCGTGAGAAGGCATACGAAATCGCCAGGGCCACCCTTCTCTACGGAGATGAGTTTCGCCAAGTAGTCTGGGACCGTAACAACAACATAGTACGACTCATGCACATGCCAGCACCTAGCATGAACCGCATAGAGGATGAGTATGGGCTGTTGCAGGTAAAGTGGGCATTTGAACAAGTGCGGCCCAGGACAGAACAGATCATTGCCCAATTCTACCCTTGGGAAATGCTGCACCTGCGTTGGAACAAGTCGGGGGCCAGCGAATACGGGCGTTCATTGCTTTACACCGCAAGAACGTCTTGGAGAAAACTTCAGGCAATGGAAGAGGCGCTGGTAATCAACTGGATTACCAGAGCATTCGCTAGACTGTTGTTTAAGCTGGATGTAACTGGCAAGTCTCCCAAGGAAGCAAAGAAAGCAATCCACGACTTTAAGCGTAGCCTGCAAACCAGGCGTATTGCTAAGGACGTGGAGGGTGCTGAGCAGCTTGCGATAGTCACAGACATCTTTATTGGCAAGAGCTACCAAGACATCGGGGGCAAAGCCCACGAAGGGCTGACAGATGTTGATGTTCTGGACACCTCCAGCACGGGCTACATGCAGTTGCAGCCGATTGAGTATTACCGCAGCAAGATTCTCATGAGCCTACGTACTCCCAAAGCATACCTGGGCTTAGAGAAAGACATCAATGCCAAAGCCACGCTGATTCAGCAGGATAGGCGCTACGCACGGTTCCTGCGCAGGATTCAAAGCGTATTGAGTGACGGCATTGCCTTCACCATCGACCTGCAACTGGCTATGCTGGGCATAGACCCAACAACCGTGCCCTATGTCATTGCTTGGCCGACCCCATCTTGGAGTGACGTTGTAGAGGCTTCCCAGGCGCTGCTCAACTACGCCAAGGCTGATGAGATACTGCTAGATAGAAACGCCATAGATCAGCAGTACATTGGCCACAAACACCTTCGACTATCCCAGACAGAATGGGATCAGATGCAAAAAAGAATAGGAGCGCGGAATGACAGTGCTTGATGCGGGGCTTATGGTTGCTTTGTTCGGGCTAGTAGTAGCCACTTATGTCACCAACTCAGGACGAATCAAAGCAAGCGAGGAACTCCTGATAAAGAGGGCGGAGAAGATGGAGGACACTGTTGAGGACAAGATAGGTGGCCTCACTATCGAATTGAGCCTGTTCAGGGTCATGGTTGCTGAAAGGCTGGCCGCCATAGAAACGCACTTGAAGGGTGGCCTTAACCCAGGAGGGTAAGATGCCTTACGGCCCGAATGAAACACCAGAGCGGCTAAAGGGGAAGGGCATACCCGCGAATTTCATTCGTCAGTTCAAGCACACATTCAACAGTGTGTGGAAGAACACAAAGAGCGACACGCGTGCATGGAAAGCTGCCTACTCGGTTATGGGCAAGGCTCTGCGCAAAGCTGGTTATCGTAAGGACAAGAAAGGCAAGTGGCACAAGGGCGAGGAGGTCGTGAGTATGGGAGAAATGTTGCTGGCTACGAACCAGAAGCTACACATCTTGGAAGAGAAGGAAAATGGAGAGCTGCATTTCGAGGGAGTGGCGCTGGTGGACAATGTTCTGAGCGAGAACAAGCGCTTCTATTCGGCTGAGTTCAACAACAGGTGCATGGAAGCAACAAACGCGCTCGTTGGCAGCGGCGCATCGACAGTCACAATCTTCAGTCGGCATGGCAAGGCGCTGGGCGGCTTTGGCACATTACCGACAGGGTTGCCGATTGGCAAGGTGCCAACGCTATTCAGGGAAGGCAATGAAATCAGGTACAGGGGGATCATCGTGCCAACAGTAGAAGGCAAGGACATGATGACCCTCGTGAAGTCAGAAGTGATGCTGGCCACTTCAATACGGGCGAACAAGTATGAAACCCGCGAACGTGAGCTTGATGGCGAGACCGTGAACGAAATGGTCTCTGGCGTGCTGGCAGGCATCGACTTTACGGACAACCCAGGAATCGTGGGAGCAGGAGTCAGAAGGATTTTAGAGGAAGCACCAGAGTGGGAGGAGGGACAAATGGATTGGGATAAAGTGACATTGGAAGAGTTGCTTGAGAACTGCAAGCCTCTATTGGACGAGCACACGGCACCAATCGTAGAGGCAGGGCAGGTGAAGGCAACTGAGCTTGAGAGCACGGTGGAGGAACTGAACGCCACTATTGTAACACTGACTGAGGAGAAGGAATCGGCTGAGGCAAAGGCAGTGGAAGCAGTGGACGCAGTTGCTGGCATTGAACTGAAGCTCAAAGTAGCAGAGGCAGCTCATATCGGGGGCATATCCCGAATCGTCTTTGAGGAACTGGGCAAAGTCGTGAAGACCGAAGAGGACATTGCTGAGAACTTGGCTTCCGCCAAGGAAAAGGCTATGACTCTAGTGCTGGCAAGCGCTGACGGAGGTCAGGCGAAGGGGCTGGCGCAGGTCGAAGAGGATGGGGGCGAGATCAAGCTGTCTGAAGAGGCCAAGACGATCTTGGACCGCTGTGTATAGGAGGAAGAAATATGGAGAGATTTGGATCGGAATTCGTACTGGGGCGCAACGACACCTACGACGACTGGGCTACCGAAAGGCGAAAGTACATCGGGGCGCTAATCGACAAGTGGCAGTGGCTCTTGGAAGGCACCGAGAAGCAGAAGCTGACCCCAATTGACGAAAAGCATTGGGGCGCTATGGCGATGCTGTTCGAGAATCAGCAGCTTCATACCAGGAAGTACGCGGCAATTGAGGCTACGAAGACCACGGACGTGCAGCTTCCGGTGACGTATGCGTTGCCGATCATCAGGAAGGTTTGGCCGAATCTGGTTGCCTTCAAGATCGCGTCTGTTCAGCCCATGCCCATGAGTTCGGCTGGGGTGATGCAGGTGTTCTACCAGGACTTTCTGCGTGAGGATGCAAGCAATACGAACCTTGTAACGCCTGACTCAGACTACGCGCAGTCCGAAGAGAACGCCGTGCCCAAGCGTGTCAAGATGCAGATTGTCAAGCAGACCGTAGAGGCTGACAAGAAGATTCTTGGTGCGTCATGGTCACAGGAAGTGGAAGAGGACGCCAGGGGCGCGCTGAACATCGACATCGAAAGCGCACTGATCACGCAAATGTCGCTCGAAATCCTGCACGAAATCGACCAGATCATTCTGGCCGAGATCCTGCTGTGGGCGGCATGTGGTAACGTGAACTGGACCTGGACGAACACGACCACATGGCCGGACAAGAGCTACTACGAGACGCTGGGCCATGCCTTGATCGACGCTGAAGACCTGATCTACGCACAGCGGTTCCGCAGGGCAGACTGGATTGTTGCAGGACGCCGGTTTGTACGGTTCATCCGCAAGATGCAGGACTTTGTGCCCGCACCACGCAACCAGCCGTTCGATGCCTTCAAGATGGGTGTAGAGAATGTCGGCAGGCTGACTGGCTACTGGGACGTGTATCTCACTTCATACATCAACCAGGACCGCGCCATCATGGGCTGCTACCCAACTTCGGTGGTCGATACTGGCTACGTCTTTGCTCCATATATACCTTTGACTCCAATGCCGAAGGTGTACGCGGAGTATCTGCCGTATGACAGCGACATCGCTACTGAGGGGCCACCGGGGACCTACCTGAACACAGACAAGTGGAGTAGAAATGTGCGCACAAGGTATGCGAAGAAGCTCGTGGTTCCGCAACTGTTCAGCACACTGTCTATCGCGGCCTAGCAACAACTAAATAAAAAAATTGGGGGGGCAATGTTCACACAACTCGATCTGACATACTTGGCTGGATTCTTCGATGCTGACGGAAGCGTAAGCATTGTTCGGCTAAAGAACAAGGAGCTGGTGCGGGATTTCACATACCAAGTCCAAGTGATAATCGCACAGAATCCGCCGTGTCCAATCATGGATGAGCTATTGGAGGAATATGGGGGCAAGATTTATAAGCATAGCCGCCATAAAGTAACGCAGGTATGGCGTTGTCCAGCAAGTAGTCATATACGGTTTCTGAAGGCTATCTTGCCGTACTTACGGATCAAAAAGGAAGCGGCTCAGATTGCCATCGAATACCAAGTGCGCGTGAATCAGAATCCAACCTTTCGACCAGTATCAGATGATGAGTTTGCTAAAAGGACCGCGCTGTACGAGCGTATGCAGGATTTCTTTGACAGTCGGGGCTTGCTGAATCACAGCAGAGGCCGTGAGCGCAAGGCGGCCTAATGGAAGTGCGTAACCGCACTGGCCGAATACAAGTTGACTCGCTGAGCGGTGCAATCTTGCCGCTTGGCGAGTGGACGGAAGTATCTCAGGAAGCTGGGATGCGACTTTGGCGTATGAGAAAGGTGGATGTTCGGCACCCAGAGGACATG